ACCGACTCTTTTTAATAATCTTAGTTTAACAAGAAGAAGTTGTTAGCTCCTTGTACAACTAAACATCTTTCAGATAAGAAGTGCATCTCCATAGCGTCAAGATCAGAAGTAACAGCTCCAACTGAACCAGTTGTCCATGTCTTCATTCTTCTGTCATCAGTTTGAGAAGCTCTATATCTTACGTGTAAGAAAGGACGCTTAAGGTTTCTACCTAATACCTCATCGTAAACAGAAGAAACTCCAGCAGGAATCATAACCCCTCTGATGTTGTTTACAACGTCGTTAAGACCACCTCTAGTACCTCTATCGTTAAGGTATTTAAAGTCAGACTTGTAGAAGTCGTAAGATCCTCTTCTGAAACCAGAGAAACCTAAGTTAAGTGCCATATCTTCAGAGTTGTTGAATACACCGTAAGATGATCCACCAGCACCGTAAGAGTTCATAGAAGCTAACATATCGTCAATAGCTAAAGCAGTACCTCTATCTAAGAATAACATGTTTTCTTCAATCGCACCGTTCTTGTCTAATTCAGCAAGCATTAAATCAAACTCAGCTAAGTCTAAACCAGGAACACCAATAATACCAGAAGTTTGGTTACCTCTTGTAGATAAAGCAGAGAATAAACCTTCAGTACCACTGATTGTACCACCAGCGTTAGTTTGAGTAGCTGTGATAGTTTGAGCAGCTTCTTGTGACTCTAACATAGCCATCTCTAAGTAATCAGAGAATCTTTGTCTAGTATCACCAGCAGCTTTCAAGTACCATAAGTAACCTGATTGTCCGTCTTCACCAGAAACTTCAACCCAACCGATCTGAGAAACATCAGAACCATTTACATGGTACATGTCTTTAAGAATGATTGGCTTGTTTTTTCTTGAAACGAATTTTGGTGAGTTTGAAGTAGTTCTACCAACAGAACCTTTAACATACTCAGAACCGAAAACTAATACTCTAAGGTCAGTAGTACCGATAGCAGTGTTATTCATTGCAGCGGCAGCACCACCAGCCATAGTAGCATAAGGTTTAACAGTAATAGTCGCAGCAGCAACGCTAATAACGAAAGCTCTAACAGTAGCGTTATTGTCAGAAACTAAAATCATATCACCAGCTCTAACACCGTGGTTAGCACCAATAGTGTGACCATCAACGTCATTTACAATAGTAATAACGTCTCCAGCTCTAGTTGCTGTGTAAGATAAGTGTAATCTACCTTGCTCAGACCAAACAACTTGGTCAGAAGTCATAGATTCTTCAGCTCCAACTTGTGATAAGAAACCTGAGATAGTTCTGTTACCGAAAACCTCAGCTTCTTTCTCCATTAGATCTGGTAAGTATTGTTGTGCCCATCCATCAACTGCTCCTGCAGATGCAAAGTCAATGTAATTTTGGATAAGCGCGTGTTGTTGTGACGATGGAGTATAACCACCACTCACATAAGGAACACCTGTAATTGCCATAATGTCAAAATTTTAAGTTAGTTAATTATTTTTTTTCATTTTTACTTTTAATGAATTTGTATCCTCACCACTAACAATTCTGAACTTCATACCTCCACCGCTTATTTCATCAAACGACCTTCTAGCCGTAGTGTCAACGTTTTTGGCTTTAGCAGCTGATTCTTTAATAGCGTCAGCTTTACCTTGTTCATAAAAGTGATTAGCGATACGATCCGCATTCATCGCCGTAAATAAAGACTTATGATAATCTCTCGCATTTTCCATTTGATTATGCTTGTTCAAAAACTTTTTGACAAAATTATTCAAATCGCTTTGATTTTCTTTTACTTCATTTACATTTTTAATATTAAATCTATACTTTTTATCACCAACAGTATATTCAAAACCTTTGAACTTGTCGTTAAAAACTTGATTAGTTTTCTGATTAAAAGTATCAGATTGTTTTTGTGCTATTTCATTAGCCTCTTTAGACTCTTTTTCATAGCGATTGAAAAAATCAATAGCTTTCTGTTGTTCTTGTGTTAACTTACTTCCAGCCTTAATCTCTTCATAATATTTGGACTTTCTGTCCTCCAAATGTTGCCTTGCTTGAGCAACTTGCTCTTTCAAAGCTAATTTTTTTCTTCTAATATCTTTATCTTCATCAACTTCCGCATCATACGAAAACTGATCTTCTAGCATAAAGTTTATTTCTTCACTATTTAAGTGAGGTTTTGTTTGTTTGTAATATTCTTCTAAGATTATAGAATCATCTTCTTCAGAATAATCAGTATTTAGTTTTACATAGTCTTCTAAATCACCACCCGTTTCTTCCATAAAATCAACTAGTTTTTGAATACCTTCAGGTAAATCTTTACCAGTTTCTTCAGCATGAGCAATAGCTTCTTCTATGGTTTCTTCTACTTCTTTTATTTCATCTTCGGTAACCTCTTCTAGTAAGGTTTCTTCTTCATCTTGAACGGAGACTTCTTCTCCGGTAGGTTCTTCATTTGTTGGCTCGACGTTTTCTTCGAGTACTTTTTCGCTAACTTCGGATTCGTCGCGTACAGGAACCTCATCTGTGCTTTGCTCTGAAATGGCATCTTCTTCTGTTTTAGGTGGTTTAGTTAAATCCACTTTAACAACGTTATCGTCTTCAGCAGATTTAAACTTACTTTTGTCAAATTGAGGTGTCTCCTCAACGTTTTGTGTAGTTTCTTCAACTACGTTTTCTTTGTTTTCTTCCATAATATAAAATATAATAATTAGTTACTAGTAAGACCTCCAATGCTTATTCCACCGCTCCCCATATTATCATTACCTGCAGACTCAAAGTTTTTAGGTGTTGTTTCATTTTTTCTTTGATCTATGAGTTGGCTTTGTTGTGAAGCTTGCATTTTAGTTCTTTGATCTTTTCGATCTTCTTGTTGAGAAGCTTTTCTCATTTGCTGGTCTTGATCCATTTGTCTAAGTTTTCTGTTTATTTCAAACTCATGGTCCATAAGCTGTCTTTTTAACATAGCTTCTTCTTTCATATATTGTATCTTAAGATCCATTTTTGTTTTTTCTAGATCCATAAGAGATTTGTTAGTTGCTTGTTGCTTTTGCATCTCTGCTTGAGCGGCAGCTTGCGTAGCTTGAGATTGAGCAGCGGCTTGAGCTTGTTGGTTTTGCTGTTGCATCTGCTGATCTCTTTCAAGTTTTTTCTTTCTCTTCAACTTAAGAAGTTGGTTAGCCATCTTTAAATTCTTAACTTCTCTTAAGTCTATAGCATCGTCTAGGTCTATCAATTTTTGACCTATAGCCATTTGTATATTTTGCTCTAACATTTGTTTTTGCTCTTCATCTGGCATTAAATCTATAAATATACCAAAATCATATAAATGTAACTCTGACATCTCGTGTAGAGTAGCAACGTTGTGTGCTCCGATACTTTGTATAAACGCGTCTTTAGTAGGTGAGTATTCTAATATATCAGATATTCTAAGCGACAAAGCTTCACACGTTTCTGCTGTAACAAATAAACTAGCATTTAATATATGTCTTGTCGCTGTGTTACTATTTGCAGCTGCCATTTTCTGTACCCCAACTAAAGTTCTTTCATCTGGCATAGAAGCGTCTGTAGCTTCGTTTAATCCGGTCACATCTCTAATCATTTGTAAGTAATAGTTATAATTACTTATAAGAGCTTGCATTTTATTACCAGCACCAGCACCGTTAGATATTTCTTTAATTGGAACAGCTCCAGGGTTTTGATCACCATCACCAGTGAACGATCTACCAATTATACTACCAGTTTGGAAGAACATATTTAATGCTTCTTGTGGGTTGTAATTAGTACCGTTACCTAAATCTATTTCAGCTAAACCATCAGCATCAAGATAAACACCGTCAGGAACCATTTTAGATAACACCTGTTGAAGTTTTAGGTGCGTAAGCTGTATCATATCAGCAAAACCAGTAATTCTGCTTACAAGTGATTCTATCTTACCGTTATACATATTAGGTGCTACAATAGAATAATTTAACTTTACTTTGTTAAAATCACTTTTTGACCTCATCATGTTTTTAGCTTTCTGCCACATAATAAGTTTGTCTTGTCCTAATATTTTAGCTCCCTCATACAAACACTCATAAACTCTTTGAGTTCTTGTATAATCACCAACACCACTTGGTTTGAAAGTATCTTCCTTAGCTATAGCTTTATCACCTCCAGTTCCAGTCTTTTTAACCTTGTAAGTATCGTTTGCAAAAGTTTTATAATTAAAATACAAAACTTGAACTTTATTTTTGTCGTTTATTTCAGCTGTAGAGTATCTCCTACCTGTTCTACGAGCTTGTTTGTTTATAGCTTTTAAATCTTCTATATCTAAATGTGGAAACTCTTTAACTAACTCGTTTATTGGAACCATTTTAACCTCTCCAACATAATAACAGTCTTCAAAGTAAGGTGAATCAGAATATGAGTATACTAAGTTAGCAGGATCAACATACTCAATTTTAGCTCCTTCTGAGTAATTAAATGTTGTTTTAACAGCTCCAATACCTAGTACTGTCAAATCTTTTATTAATCTTTTTTGTATTAGATCATACTTATTACCCTCTAGCAAAGTATTTATTGCTTGTTCATTAGCTAGTTCAACAGCTTGCTTATATGTTAACTGCATGTGTAAAGCTAACTCTTCTTCTGTTTCTGGTAGAGTTTCTGGATCGTTTTTAAATAGATCCATATTCATAGATGTTTTTGCAACTTGATTAAACTCTTTTGTTCGCATATCTCTCATTATGCTTTCCATGTACTCAGTTCTTTTACTAACACCATACTGATCTTGTGAAAAACATTTTACCTCAAAGTTTCTCTGAGCCATACCGTTAACAACGATGTCAACAAATTTAGGTATAATAGGGACAGGTGTCCAATCTAAGTTTAAGTAGCTTAAGTCACCATTTATAGATAACTCATCTTTATATTTTTGTATTGGTTGTTCACCACGCGAATAAAGTCTTAGTTTGTGATACTTGTTTTCGTTATGTAAGAATTTATTAGAGTGCGTACCTTTGAACCATTCTTGCTCAATAGCTTCAGCAACTTTGAAACCATATTCAAAAGTGCTTTTTTCTAAGTCACTAACGACTTGTGAAGGAAAATTTACATGTACTGACTCAGCCATATTATCGTTTAATTATTTTTGAATTTACTCCTCTATTACTATACTTAGCAATATTTATATTTAATGCTCTCTTCTCTACTTCAGGATTTGGTCTATATAAATTTCTATTACAAGCCATAATCGCTAAACCACTACTAATAGAAGCATCGTATTTTGTTCTTTTGGTAATGTCAAATCTACTCCAATCATTTAAAGTAGAATTAAAATACATATTACCGTGGCTACCATCTTGTTTCATACCAACGTGCTCTTGTATATACATCTCAATAGCAGCAGCGTGAGCTTGTTTTATATCCTCACTTGAGTTTGGTATACCACCAATTTCTTTTTCTGTTACAGATAATTTATTCCAAAGCTTATCAGGTCTATTCATACTGTAACCTCTATATCCTCTTCTTCTAAAATGATATAACAACCTAGGTTTATTATTCTCCGCAAGTAGAGGCATACCATAAAACACACAAGCCATTAAAACATCTTCAAAAAATATCTCCGCAGTTTGTGGTCTTGATATATATTCTAAGAAAAATTGATTAGGCGGACAATCTTCCATACTAAACTTAGTAAGCCCGTGTAAAGCACCATTTGATCCTTTACCATCAACCGTTCCTGATATATCGTAACTATCACAACCAAAAGCACCCATGTGCTCGTTCGCTGGATATTTTATACCATTTTTTACTAAAACTCTATTTTGTAAGTTTTGAGGTGGTACCCAACTTATATTAAATCTACCGTTTTGATCAGGGTAAAATATAACATTAGTATCTTTAACACCGTTAACCCATTGAAAGTTTCCTTTTGTAATACCTAAAGATCTACTAAGCTCTTCGTTATAATCTATCTGTTCGTATATTTTAACTAGATTAAATATACTATTTTTAGCTTCATCTCTAAAAGCGTGTTCTGTAGTTCTTGGAAACTGTCTATAAAATTCATTTAATGCATCTTGATCATTTTTTAAACCTTCAGCTTCGTTATTCCAGTGATCAATAACACCATAATCAATTAATTCACCGTCTGGTCCGTATACATCATTATCTGGATCGTTAAAGACTGGATGTCCAAATTCATCAATAAATCCCTCATAGTTCCACTCCATTGGGATAAAGAGAGAATATAAACCAGACTTTGTTTGTCCATTACGATTTCTCTTTGTAACGTCTGAATCATTGTACAGTTTTTTAAAGTTATCACCACCTTTGTCAAGAGCGTTACTAGTTGAACCCATCATACACTTACCAATAATCTTGCTACCTAAACGTAAACAAGTTTTAGTAACCCTCCAGTTGTTTAATATGTTATCTGGTCTCTCCCATTTACCACTTTCATCGTGTACTAGCAAGCTTAGCTTTTCACCATCATAGCTGTTATCACCAGTGTTTTTCCAATCAATAGTA